TCTCCTAGTATAGTAAATCCATCCGTCCACTGCACGCCGTCGGCAAATGCAGTACCGATTTTTTCACCTACTTCGATAGCATCACAAAACGTGTCAACTAATTCTGAAATACCTAAACTCATAGCTTTATAAAAAATTGATTAAAAAATATTTTTATTGATGTATAAATACTAATTAAGCTGTTTACATCTATTCTTGCTTTTTGACCTTTTAGCCATCCCTTTATTCGTGCCTATACTTATCATAGCTTGTGTTTTGTGCTTTTTCTGTAATTACTAACTTTATATACTTGTAGTTGTTAAATTGCCAGAATTGTCAATTTTTACCCTCCAATACGTGCCGTCTGGACTTTGTAGGATAAGTCCATTATCGCCTGCTGTATCACTTTCGATTTTTATATCACCTTTGAGATGTAAGCCTACACCGCTATCTGGTTCACTAGCACCTCTGTTTATAGAAAGACCAGTTCCATTTAAGACAAATTCAGTAGAACCACCGCCCCAAGTAGCTGTTCTTGCAATACAAAAAGAACCGTTTAAAGTAGTATTATTTCGACCCATTGACCACACTGAACCGTCGCCTGCTTCTAAACGGAATCCTACCGATGCCCCAGAAGAATTAGTTTCAAATTTCATAAAGTTATTTCCTACGCTATTAGATACATGAAAAATATCTTCTGGTGTATTTAATCCAATTCCTATCCTACTATTTGATCTATCAAAAAATAAAAAATTTTCAGCTTGTAGTTCGTCACTTGCATTATAAAATAAACTTTGTCCATCTGTACCAGACGGAAGGCTACCGCCGCCGCTGCTGTTGTTATCGACATAAGTTTTAACAGCTAATGAAGTAGGTATATCCCTGTTTGAAACATCTGAAAATGTAGCATCATTTGTTAAACTATCAACTCCGATAAGCCTAGTAACTGCAATAGAATCTGAATAAAACCTATCATAATTACCTACTAAAGTGCCTACTGTTGTGTTACCTGCTCCACTTTCAGTTATTTTACGCTTGTACACTATTGACCCTGTGTTTGTATTAATGTCGTAATTGCTTTGATTAGTAAAAATACAATCATCTAAATAAGCAATATTCCCAGAACCAGTACCACTAAAATAGCCGCCTTGCGCTGCGCTTACAGCATTATTAAAAGTACATCCTACATTATATGCAATAGTACCTGTTACATCTGCTACGTTATCGCCGTTTGTGTTTTCGTAAATAGACTGTATTCTTATCACCTCTATACCTACGTGTCCAGTTGAAGCCTGTGCGGATGTTTCTGTATTATTCTCCTGCGTCGTGTTACCACCGTAAATATTAAACTCTACTGCTTTTGTAGTTATTCCATTACTTGCATCATAGTTTAGCAAATCGTTACCATCTGTCGAAAAAAAGCGACTGTTAAGTATTAATGACTCTTCAATGCCATGTATTAACGAACCCCCAACTGAACTATGACAATTTTTCACAAACAAACCACGTCCACCGTCTGCGTCATTAGCCACAAAATGAAAACCACCTCCTATCAGATTAACATTCTTAAAGTAGTATTTAAAATTATTCCTTAATCGCACATTAGGTACTAATCCATCTATAATTTTTATACTTGCCGATGGCTGTGTATCATCATATTGACGTACATAAAGAGTATTAGAGCCGGTATCATAATACCAAGAACCTGCATTATTATCTACATCTGTTGAATTATTTCTTTCAATTAAAAACCTAGAATGACTATAAGTATCTGTTTCACTATCATCTATTACATTTGTAGGTGCTGTTGTTAACGTAGTAGTATAGTGATTAGAAGAAGCACTCCAACCACCTGTTATTTCATCCCGAATATCTTTAGTGATATAAATCGAATCTCCAACCCCTTGTGTAAAATCTCCAATTATTTCAAGACCGACAGAAGGCACTTTGTTATCCCAACTATATTGCTTTGTATAATATCCTTTTGCAATATAAATAGTAGAATTAACTCCTGCTGCATCAGCTAATGTTATAGCTTGATCTATTGATTGTACTGCATTACCATAACTTAAACCATCATTTGCGTCATTCCCTGTATTTACATTTACATAGTATGTATTTACAGGTTTAATATTTGCATGTTGTTGCAAATTAAAGCTGCTTGAAATTTCATACTTTTCTGTTCTGTAATTATAAATAATTTCAAATGGCGGCTTGTATGTAAAATCAGAAGGTAGGTTTACAATTCTATTCAATTCATTCTCTAAAGCTCGTACAGAATCACTTATTTCTGCCGAAGAACTACCACCGCCAGAACCATTTGCTGCCGATGTTATACGCCCTTGTTCATCTACTGTAATATCTGCATTCGTGTAACTACCTGCTGTTACTGCCGTGTTTGCTAATTTGTCGGCTGTTACTGCATCATTATCAATCGTCCACGTCGCACCGCTTGAAGAAACTGTAATATCTCCTTTATCACCATCTTCTACGCCGCCAGTTGTGCCAGACGTATCTATTACCATAAAGTCAATTTTTACAGTTTCACCTAAGTCTAAAGACCCTTGCAGCGTAAAAGTAACATCATTAACAGTCTTTGTAACAGCTACTGTCAATTCCGCAGAAGACGGTGATCCACTCAAAACAATTACGCTAGAAGTTACAATATAATTTGTATCAGATTTTGCAACAGGAAATGTAAATGTGTTTGAGTTTGTTTCAGATATTATTATTGAATTAGCAATTACAGCTGATTCACTTAGCACAGTATTAGCAATATTATTTATGTCTGTTTGCAGCTCTTCACCCATACTTTGCACGTCGCTGCTTGATATGTTTCCAGTTGGTGAAAAAGAAACTTCTGCGGCCGTCTGGTCGTCTGTTCCTGTGCCATCTTGCAAGCTTGATAAATCAACACTGTTTGCATCTTCAATGCTTAGTGTAGTACCTACAAAACTAAGTGTTTGATCGTCTGTACCTCCACCACCACCACCGCCGACACCTGAAATAGTATCTCTATGTGTTTCAACACCGGTTTTAAACACTACAATTATTGAATCTTGGACTAATGCAATACTATCTACTACGCCCTGTTGAAAGTAAGTTTTTGCAGTTGAAAACTTGATGCGGCGAAGTATGCCAGAATATTGGCTGTAAATTTCGTCATCGTCTTCTGCAACTAACTTCTCTTGCGCTTGGTCAGGTCTTACACTACCGTACCCTTGCGGTACTACCTCGTCAGGAATATTTGACGGCAGTAAAGGAACTGTATCTAGTTGTCTTTGAAAGACTATTTGCTGTTCTGGCTGCTTAACTTCAAAAGTTAAAGAACAAGCCGAAAAGACAAATAAAGTAATTATTGAAATATAGTGTTTCATAGCTTAATTGAATATTTTTGTATATAGTATTTCTACCCACAAACCTTCTGGTCTTGCTCCTGTTCCTGTCGTTGTTACTTCAAAAAAATACCCTGTGTTAGGTTCAATATCTGTGTATGAAATAACATTACCGAAAGTAAATATAGTGCCACTAGGCCACCCATTATTTATCGTTACACTGCCGATTGTGGTTGGTGAACTTGGATTCTTTTTTAATGTTACTGTTGCGCCGTTTGGTGCACTTTGCGCCCCTAAGTCATATACATAAGCTCTTAACCCAATAATTTTTGCGCCTATGTATTCCTGTGCGTTTGTCCTAGTTGCCCAAAACGCGCCTTTTGTTGCTGAATTGGTCAAACTAGCTACTTCTTCATTATATTCGTAAATCTGGAATCTAATTGTTTTTAATCTTGCAAAACCTAACGCGCTGGCTATCGTTGCATCATCTAAAGACACAAATGAACCAGTCGGATAGTTGCCGCTTATTGTTGCTGAATCAACCGTTACAGAAGTGTTTGCACTTTGATTTGAAAAGGCAAAACTTACATTATTAACCGTCAATTGCTGTACATCTGAATTATTACTACTGATTAGGTTTATTGTGTCACCATCTACGAATGCAGTGTTTAAGCCAACCGCACCAATATTGACACTCGTAACCGTATCACCGTCAGATATTAAACCTGTTGTTTCTGTGATAGAATCAGTTAAAATGACGTCGGGAAACGTCTCCGCGTCTGTCTCTTCAATTACCGTTGTACCAGTTGGAAAATTAGGGTCGTCGCTTGGTGCAAGTCCAGACCCTTCTTCACCTGTACCGGGCAAGTCGTCGCTATCTTCTTCACCGAAAGCGTTTGTTTCTTCATACAAGAACCATAAACCCTTCCATAAATCCTCACCTAAGCTATAACTAACTGTAAGCGCCAAGTATTTATTAGAAAAGTAGTTAATTACTTTTTCGTACTCTATGCCGTGTCCAAAGAATGAAGCACTTTGCATTTTTGCAACTGGGTTTGTTTGCCCTCTTAGCGTTTCGTTAGCTAGTAATTGAGATATGTTTTTAGCAGTACCAGAACCGCCCACCGTCCAATCGCTGCTACTTACCCAGTCCGAACCGTCAAATATTTCCAACGCTCCTAATACGGACTTATTAGGGCCATCTCCTAAAATCGTTTCTAGCTCAATTATTGCGCTGTTATCGTTTGTGTTGTTGTTGACAGACTTAAACCGCTTAATGACGCTTTGATCTTCTACGTTGCCCCCATACCACATTTCTAAATAAGGATTGTTAAAAGACCATGTAAGTGTGTAATTTAACGGATTTATTAAGCTACCGTCTTGATCGTAAACGCCTTCTACATCAATTAAAAATTCTAAATCGCCGTCTTCTGGTATATCTTCCGCGATAAAGTTAATGTTTGAATATTCGGTTACATCTGTACTTGTAGCAACTGGAATACTATTACTAGCAAACTCGTAATAAGAACTAGAATTTTCCCAACTAACTGCGCCATACGATACAGTAGAACCCGAAAAAGTAGATTCTCTTTTCAAATATTTTGTACCTACTTTAACACGTATTTCAAAATTGACGCGTAAAGCTGTTACACTTGAATCGCTTGTATTAGCTGTAAAATTAAAGCTAGATTGAAACGCAAAAGCCGCTGTTCCACCATTGCTGTCTATCTCACTATATGTGTGAATTTCTGTACTTGAATTACTCCAAGTCTTACCGAACAATAAATTAAATATAGCTAAGTGTCTGTAATCTACTATTACACGCTCAATAGGAGGTAAATATCCCCACACGTCGCCGCTTAATTTATAAGCATCTGCACCAGAATTGTAATATAAATCTGTATCTCCTGCGTCACATTCGTAGTCAAGTTGTAAGTTTGATGCAGTTTGAGACGTGTTACCTACAAGCATTTGCCATTTGTACACTTGGAATGTGTTACCGCTGCCTGTGTTAGTATATCCGTTTATCTGAACAAAATTATACCTACCATTCGACCAAAAAAACCGTGCTCCAAACGTTTTACATATCTCTTGCAAAACTTCATAAGCAGACATAAATATATCATTGCCTTTGCTATCTACACTAACAAAAGCTAAATGATTGATGCGCGTAGATCGCATAGTATTAAAAAAGGCTGACATGCTGCTTTCTTCCCAATTGTTGTAAGACCAAATAAGTCTATCACTAGAAGTAAAAAAGCTAGTAGGGAAAGTGTTAAAATCTAATATTCTACGTATATGATCTACAACAATTTCCTTGCCTTCAAAATGTTCGCCGCTTGAATCTTTGTAGTCAATAGTTTTAAGCCTTGACAAGCCGTCAATAGCTCTAATCTTAAAAATCGGTCTATGTTCGTAACTTAAATCTTCAAACTCTATTTGGTCGGCTAAAATGTAGCCTATCCAGTACAAAGACGAACCTTTTTCAATCTTTATAGTAAATCTTCCTTCTTGCGCTGCTACAAGGCTTTCTAAAGCCGTTTCTACTGTACTACTATCTACTTGTATATCTAACTCTAAAACAGAAGGTATGACAGTTTCAAATCTCCTTTCGCTTGGTGCTTCCCACTTTATTTTACATGATTTTGTAGTAAAACTTACAGGTGTGCCACTTACAAAATTATCGTCAATAGTAATATTGTAAATCTTAGCGTTGCCGCCGGTTGTAATAGAGTTGTAAAACGTAGATGTAAGGAATGTAGCCATACTATCGTGTTCTTAGTTTTTGCTCAATAGCACGGTTAATAATTATTTCTAAATCACTTCCAGCAATACGTGTACTTGCGACAAATCCCGAACCGCCGTTTGGCTGTATAAATTGCTTTAACTTAGACAAAGGTGCGATGACTTCGGGGTCTGTTCCTGCATTTCTGTTGTCACCTACTAAAGCAAGTGTAGGTGCAAAAGCCAAACCACCACTGGCTAAAGCTGGAACATTTGCAGCCGACAAAGCACGGTTAAATAATCCGTTTACAATAGCACCAGCACCAGCCGCTAAAGCTAGGTTAAACGGAAACGGTACAGAAGCAAAGATTTTACTAAGCTGACTAGCAATAGACTTAAATAACTCCGCTTTTAATACCTTTCCAGCGGCTAGTAATGCGCTAGAACCTATCTTTTTGTTTGCTGTGTCTGTTTGTTGCGCAGCACTTGAAAACGCCCTTGCTGACGCTTTAGCACTTTCCTCTAAAGATTTAAAAGGTGCTTCTATTTCTTCTAGTTCTTTAATCTTGTCAATTAAAGTTGTTATTGCGTTGTTTTGTGGGCTCAACCCCTCATTCAATAGGTTTTGTAAACTTGATTTATACAAATCTAGTCTTGCCGCGTCTGCATCAAAAGCAGATCCTAATACTTCGCTTTTATTTGCAATGATCTCTAATTGTTCACCAATCGAAACTAAAGGAGAAATAGCCGTTTCGCTTGTTTGTGCAAAACCTAAAACAGCCTGTTGGGTTCGCGTTAAAAACTCCGCTTGTCCATTATCTATAAGATTGTTTCTTAATGCTTCTCCTAGTTGTGTGGTTGGGGTAACTGAATCTTGAACAACCCTAACAAACTCACCTAAATTATTATTTAAGTCAAATATTTCTTTGTTTGCGTTTTTCGCGCTTTCTGCTGTTGCTGCTACATCGCCACCGCTAAAATCAAAAGTTCCTCCACTTGGCGGCTGTATTTCTACTTCAACCGCGTTTGAACCGCTAAAACCTTTTTCAAAACTTTCACGTATGTCTTTAAATACTGTGTTATTAAATCCTTTGTTAAATCCTTCTTGAAATTTACTTGCTAGTCGTCCGCCTTGCGTTAATGCAATACCAATCGGATTAGCTTTATTTAACCCATCTGCAAAAGAGTTTAACGCCCCTCTTAAATCGCCGTCTTTTACTTTTTCAAAGCCATCTACAAAAGCTTTTACGCCTTCGCTTATAATTGTGACAAGCTCTGAAAATATAGCTTTTAAACCGCCTACAAAGCCTAAGAAATTGCCAGACAAATTTTGTAATAAAGTTTGTCCAGAAAATCCGAAAGATTCAAAAGCGTTTGTAGCTGTTCCTAATAGAAAGTTTGCTAATACTCGAAATGGTGTTAGTAAAAAATTAGCAGCTTCTATAAGAAGTCTAAACCCATTGACGGCTAAATCAAAAACAACATCACGGAAGAAATTAAAAGCACCTACTACTTGACCGCCTATGATAGACGCAATTGTACTAAGCGCAGAAATGACACCGTTTATAGTGTTTCTAAATATTTCACTTTCATTGTAAGCAAAAGTAAATGCCGCTGTCAATGTCGCTAAAGCTGCTACTATTAAAGTAACAGGTGAAGCCGCTGCCGCGATAGCTACCTGTAAACTACCAAATGCAGCGATAAGCGGAGGTAGTGCTAAAGCTACTAGGCCAAACACCGCAATAGCTTGTTTAACAGAAGGCGATAAATTTTTAAAAGATAATGCTAATCTTCCTAAAAATGCTCCTAAGTTATCTAATACACCTGTAATATTAAAAGCTTCGTTTAAATCTCTACCTATCTCTGCTGCAAAAACCTTAGCAGCAATAGCAATGTTTTCAAACGCATTAGATAACCCTCCTTCGACTCTTTCAAGTTGTTGTAGTCCTCCGATTAATTTACTTACAAATTGCTCCCCATTAAATCCTGCTTCTCTAATCGCTTCACCTGTACGCCCTCCAAATGTGTCTTGCAGGACTTTACCTAATACAGGAGCATTTTCTAATAAAATACCTACATCTTCTTGTAAGACTTTATTTTTTGCTTGTATCTGCCCTAACTGACGTATAACACCTGAAAACTCCTGCGAAGTACCACCTGAAACAGCAATCGCATTACCTACTTGCCTTATGGCTTCTTCTGCTTTTTCTGCACTAAACCCTAAGCCTTGTAGTTTTAATGATCCTGCAACCGCTTGATCAAAAGTAATACCTGGATTCTTTGCAACTTCCCTAAGCGAGTTTATTTGTTGTTGTGCCAAATCTGCGCTTCCTGCAACAGCTAAAAAGGCTTTTTCAAGACGTTCAAAGTCTGCAAATGATTTTAAAGCAGCACCGCCAATTGCGGCTAAAGGCAAACTAACTTTTGCACTTACATCCTGTCCAATGCTAGACAGACGAGAACCGCTTTGCTTTAAAGAACGCTCCGCATTTTTTAAGCCTGTTTGCAACCCTTTAATAGTTGCCCCAATCCGCACGTTTAAGTCCGCTAAACTAGCCATTTAATTTCTTCTTTTTTTCCTCAAAATGCAGCTTATCAAGTTTTGCTAAAAACTCTTTTCGCTCCTTTTCTTCTTGCTCGCTTAGTTGCTTTTTAGGCTTTGCTTTTGGCTTTTCCCACTCAAACTCAATCAAGTCTTTAGGCTTTAATGTTTTACCTTTCTGCACGTTTGGAGAAAGTAAAACCGTTGCTACCCATCTTGATCGTTCCCACTCCCTTTGCTGCCTATACTGCTCTAATTCAAAGAAACCTTTTATTCGGTTGTTTACATCTCTTAGCGTGCATTGCCAAAAATCGGAATCTGACATTCCACATTGGCCGCACGCTAATTGATACAAATAGTCAAAAGTTAGGGGCGTTATTTCGCCCCCTTCTGGTTTCCCTCTTCTGCTATTTCATCGGATGAAGCCGAACCACTAAACACGGACATGATTTTTTCAAATCCTTTTTCGTCCAAGTCTAAAATGTCGGCAACTTGTATCGGTGTAAGTTCAAACTTTTTCTTTTCAACCCTTGCGCCGCCTTTTAACCCATGATAAGCAAGGCCTATCATTGTGTCAAAATCCATATTTTCTGTCAGGTTTTGTAAGTCACCAAGCTTTAAGTTTTGCTCCTTACAAAAGCAGCGCAAAGTCCAAAGTCCAAAATTGACAGGGTAGGATTTACCCCCTAATTCAATTGATTGTGTTTTCGCGTTCATATATTATGTTACAGTTGTTTTAGTTACTGCACCATTCGAATTAGCCGTGAATGAGAATGTCACGTTTTCATCTGCTTGCGCGGTAATTTCTACCGACGTTAGTTTAACGGATGCACTGTAAATTTGTGTACCCGAAGCACTACCAGAATGAAAGCGCATTGTAACATCTGCACCAGCCACCCAATAGTCATAAATTTCCATCATGTCCACACCGTTTGCGCTGTTGTATTCATAAACAGCATTTCCCGACACACTCATAGATTTCGTGCCAATGTCAAACGATTGCCAACCACCACCGCCACTATCTTTTGTGATAGTTGTTTTTTCTTCCGCAGAAAACGAAACTGTACATTCCGTTGCATCTGCGATTGCTGTGTCTGTACCTGTAATGTCAATGTACAAACGCGCGTTAGTTCCGCTTTCGAACGCCATAATTTTTGTTTTTTAAGCTTTAAAATTTTGTTGTTGTTGTCTGTTTTCGCTCGCGTTCTTATAGCTTCATTTTAGCGTCAAACTCCATAAGAGTAGAATAAACGCCTGTTTCTGTGTCTATTTTTTGATCTCTATATGAGGTTAAAATAATTCTACTTTCAACCCCATTTATAATTCCTTCAAATCGGTGTAACCTGTCTCTAATAACTTCATACACTTCATAAACTTCTGCATAACTTGTACTAAAAACACTTACTTGAAAAGTCAATGTATCCTGTAAAGTTGTGTCTTTTGTCAAGTCTGGCGTTGCTACAATTGTATTGTAACTAACGGCAGGGAAAGACCGTGTTTGAGGTATAATAACAGGAAACAACCTATCTTTTACTAGATTGTCAAAAGCTTCATGCTGTAATAAACGGCCTGTTATAACTTTATAAATCATAGTC